ATCCAAAATATAGATTTGTGTGTGCCGCTCTTTCAAGACGGCAAGGGAAAACTTATATAACTAATGTTATCGGACAATTAGTTTCACTCGTGCCAAATTCCCACATATTAATTATGTCACCAAACTATGCTTTGTCTCAAATCTCATTCGACTTACAAAGACAGCTTATTAAGCACTTTGATCTCGAGGTGGTAAGAGATAATGCAAAAGACAAAGTAATAGAACTATCTAATGGCTCCACTATTAGAATGGGTTCAGTTAATCAAGTCGATTCTACTGTCGGTAGATCATACGACTTGATTATCTTCGACGAGGCTGCATTAGCGGACGGAAAAGATGCCTTTAATGTAGCCCTTCGACCTACACTAGATAAAGAAAACGCAAAAGCAGTATTTATTTCTACTCCTCGGGGCAGAAATAATTGGTTTGCAGACTTCTATCATAGGGGATATAGTGATGAGTTTCACGACTGGTCTTCTATTAGAGCAACTTATCACGAAAACCCAAGAATATCAGACACAGATATAACTGAAGCTAAAAAAGCTATGTCTGCAGCGGAGTTCGCACAAGAATACCTTGCTGATTTTAATACTTATGAAGGACAGATTTGGAACTTTGATTTTGAAACTTGTGTTGCAGATTTAAGTCAGTTAGATACTAGTAAAATGGATGTGTTTGCAGGACTCGATGTCGGTTATAAAGATCCAACAGCTTTATGTGTAATAGCATATGACTGGGACGATAAAAAATTCTATCTGGTAGACGAGTATCTAGATGCAGAAAGAACCACTGAACAGCATGCAGGGGAAATTAGACACTTAATAGAGAAATATAATATTGACTGGATTTATATTGATTCAGCGGCTCAACAGACTAGATTTGATTTTGCTCAGAATTATGATATTTCTACTATAAATGCTAAAAAATCCGTTCTAGACGGTATAGGACAGACTGCAGGTATAATTGATAATGATATGCTAATAGTAGATCAAAAGTGCAGACATACACTAGCTGCTGTCGACCAGTATCAATGGGATAATAACCCAAATTTAATGAGAGAACGCCCAAAACATAATATGGCAAGTCATATGTCAGACGCGATTAGATATGCGCTGTATACATTTGAGACAACTGCCCATACTTTCTAATGCACGACCTACCAAAAAATAAATGTTGACAAAAAGGTAAAAATTTGGTATAATTTTTATTAAATAGGATATTATGAATTTAAAAAGAGATTTAGTCAAGTATGTTAGAGATAAGGCAAAATCAGGCTATAAGAAAGAGACTCAGTGCTACATTTGTGGAGACACAGATAAGCTAGAGTTTCACCACTACTATGGAATGACTGAGCTGTTAGAAACTTGGTTGAAAGCACATAAAATAACAATAAATTCAGCCGATGAAATAATGAATGTTCGGGAAACTTTTATTGCAGAACATATAAACGAGATTTATCAAGAAGCTGCTACACTATGTAAACCCCATCATGTACGGCTACACAGTATTTACGGTAAACGACCAAAACTGGTAACAGCCCCAAAACAAAAACGATGGGTAGACAAACAAAGGATTAAAAATGGCATGGTATGACAGACTTTTAGGTAGAGATACGGAGGAAAAACTAAATCCTGCGCAGAGCTTTATTGCGATGGATGAAGGTCTAACTATAAATACTCGTGAGAAGAAAGATAATTATCGATCCGCTTACGAAGAATTAGAAGTAGTTAATCGTGCTGTTAATATGATTGTAGATGATGTTTCAGATATATCATTTATAGTTGGAGACAAAATTAAAGGTATTACACCAATCAAAGATAATGTTCGGAGAAGTCGTGTAGATTTAATACTTAATAAGGAACCAAATCCTTTTCAAGATGTCAGCACATTTAAAAGAAACTTAATAATAGACCTACTAATAGACGGGAATATATTCGTTTATTATGATGGTGCTCACTTATATCAGCTACCAGCACAGAACGTAGTAATTCATTCTGATACTGCTAGTTATATAGAAAAATTTGAGTATGACGGACACATAGATTATGCCCCTAGAGAAATTATACATATTAAAGAAAACTCATTTAATTCAATCTATAGGGGCGTACCTAGATTAAAGCCAGCTTACAGAACAATGTACCTGTTAGATAATATGAGAAAATTTCAGGATAATTTCTTTAAGAATGGAGCAGTTCCGGGATTGGTACTAAAGAGTCCAAACACTCTTTCTGAGAGAATCAAAGAAAGGATGCTGCAGGCTTGGCAAACAAGGTACAATCCTACAAGTGGAGGAAAACGACCACTAATATTAGACGGCGGGTTAGAAGTAGATAGTTTGACTAAAATAAACTTTAAAGAGTTAGATTTTCAATCATCTATAAACGCAAACGAAAAAATAATTTTAGAAGCAATGGGTGTACCACCTATTCTTTTAGACGGTGGGAACAATGCTAACATTAGACCCAACCACAGACTTTATTATTTGGAGACAGTTCTCCCTATAATAAGAAAAATAGCTTATGCCTTTGAAAGATACTATGGATATAAGTTGAATGAAGATGTTACAAATATCCCTGCTCTGCAACCAGAGTTAAGAGATCAAGCATCTTATTTTCAATCCTTAGTAAACTCAGGCATAATGACACCAAACGAAGCTAGAGATTCCTTGAGTTTAGATACTATTGAAGGTCAAGACGAATTAAGAATCCCAGCAAATATAGCGGGTAGTGCAGCAAACCCCGAAGAAGGTGGGAGACCACCACAATCAGAGGAAGAAGAAGATGGCGAATAAAAAAGCAGTACTAAAACAATTAGCAGATTACTTTGCTAGCAAGGGACAGATAATGTCCCCCGCACAATATAAAATAGCAGTTGATGCACCTATAAGATATGCTGTTGCAAAAAGACCTTTTGGATCTTGGTCTAGAATGCAACAAATGATACAAGTTAGTTTTCCTGAACAATGGGAAAAAGCTAACAAGGTCGCACCAACAGTTACCCCCAAAGTTGCAGCTCCTAAAAAGGTAGCTAAGGCTAAGGTAGCCCCTAAAAAGGCTAAAAAATAGGACTTATTATGAAAGAAAAAATATTTCATTGGACTACTACTTTTAAAGCGTTGAACGAAGACGAAGACGGTAGTGTAAATATAAGAGGTTTAGCAAGTACTAACTCTATTGATAGAGTTGGTGATGTTATAAATCACGATGCATGGACAAAATCGGGCGGATTAGAAAACTTCGAAAAAAACCCAATAATTTTGTTTAATCATGATTATAATAAACCTATTGGTCGTGCAACTTCTATGGAAGTTAATACCGATGGTCTGGAGCTTGGAGCGAAAATCTCTAAGTCTGCAGGCGAAATTAAAGATCTAATAAAAGATGGTGTACTTGGAGCCTTTTCCGTTGGTTTTAGAGTCAAGGACGCCGTATATAATGAAGAAACCGACGGATTAGAAATAAAAGACGCCGAACTGTTTGAAGTATCAGTTGTTAGTGTTCCAGCTAACCAAACTGCTATGTTTTCTCTTGCTAAATCATTTGATTCACCGCAAGAGTACCAAGAGTTCAAAAATCTTTTTAAGAATAATAAAGAGGCTAATCAATTTAATGAAATTGAGACGCCACAAGCGACGGATAAAACCGTTTCACAGGAGAAACCTATGTCTAACGATAATAGTACTCCTAGCTCCAATATCGACTTGAAAGCATTCGCAGAAGAAGTAGCAAAATCAACTGCTGCTAAATTTGCAATGGTACAAGCTGAGAAGGACGCGAAGGAGAAAGCAGAAGCTGATGAAGAGGCTAAATTTATAGCTTCAGAAAAGGCTGAGCAAGAAAAAGTTAAGACAATAGTAGAAGTTGGTATGGAAGGCGCTGAGCGTCTTACTACTGACCTAGAGGGTAGAGTTAATGAAAAATACACTAACCTTGAAACTGTTGTTGAAGAACTTAGGTCTGATCTTACTGAAAAGAAAGCAGAAATCGAAGCAATTCGAGAAAGCAAAAGAATTTTCGGAAAAGACAGTACCTCTGACTGGAAGAAAGCGCATGAAGCAGACATCAATGATGCTTGGGTTATGGGACTTGCTACAGGAAAAGGTTGGGACACAAAACTTGGTCAAAGTACAATAGAAAAAGTTAATGCCGATTCAGGCGTTGGCGTTTCTAGTGCTGATTTTGAACAAACTGTTTCAACAAACGTGGAAAGAGACATCCAGTTACAACTAGTCTTGGCTCCTCTATTTAGAGAAATCCAAATGGCTAGTGCAACACAGATCATTCCTATCTTACCAGACGCTGGTTATGCTGAATTTACAGCATCACAAGCAGCTGCGGGTTCAAGCCCACATGGTAACTTAGAAGAAAGAGGCGATACCTTTGGTTCACCTTATGCTGGTGTTGACATGACTGAAAGAACTCTTTCAACCAAGAAGCTGATTTCACAATCTTACTTAGGTAATGAGACTGAAGAAGATGCAATTCTACCGATTCTTCCTTTAATTAGGGAGTCAATCATTAGATCACATGCACGTGGTATTGAAAATGCACTACTAGTGGGTAACCACGCAGATGGCGTTTATGGTACTGGCGGTGCGACTTTTGAAGGACTAGTCACTATGGCTGGGTCTAACAAAACTCAATCTGGCACAGCATTCGCATCTGAAGCACTAACAGCAACACACCTTCTTAATGCTAGGAAGAATATGGGTAAATATGGAATGAACCCAGCAGATGTTACTTACATTGTAAACTCTACTGAATATTTCAACCTATTAAGCGATGCAGAGTTCCAAGATGTCAACCTAGTTGGCGACATGGCAACTAAGCTAAACGGTGAAATTGGATCAGTATTTGGTTCTAAAATCATTGTTTGTGATGAATTCGCTACCCCAGCAGTAGCTAAGTTTTACGCAGTAGCAATTTATGCTAAAAACTACGTAATGCCTAGACTAAGAGGAATCACAATCGAATCTGACTACGAAGTAGCAAATCAGAGACGAGTACTTGTAGCTTCTCAAAGAATTGGATTCACCGATATGATCGATGCAACCACTTCAGCTTGGGCACTTCAGTATAAAGCTAGTTAATAGCTAATGACTTTTATGTGGGGATGTATTTCCCCACATAAATATCTAAAAGGAAAATTATGGCAAATTTAGTAACACTACAGCAGTATAAAGATTTTACGGGACTAGTTGGAGTTAAAACCGACGCTCGTATTTCAGCTATTATACCACAGGTTACTCAAATTGTTAAAAGTTATTGTGGCACTTCTATCGTAGATTACTATAGTAGCGCCAAAACTGAATATTTCGATATCAGAGATTCACTAACAAGTAGAATCATGTTAGATGAAAGTCCTGTTGTTTCCGTAACTTCAGTACATGAAAGGGAAGATCAAGCAGCTTCATACGTTGCACTAATTACAGAAAATTCTGACAATAGTGGCAAATATGAATATATAATTGATACCATGACAGATAGTATAATTCGTACTAATAGTACTGGTACTAAAAACTTTCCAAAAGGGCATAAAGCCGTAAAAGTAATTTATACCGCAGGGTATAGCGCTACACCCGAAGATTTAAAACTAGCAGTATATGATTTAATCAAATACTACTTAAAAGATGAAAGAAAAGCGCGTATGCAAATAGCAGGTGCTATGGTTGAAAACCAAGTATCTTCCAGTATAGCTGGTAATACAGGGTTTCCAGACCATATAAAAAGGATCTTGGATTTCTATAAGATTTATAGATAATGGCTAAAGCAGCTATAAAGAAACGACTCAACGCTGTAATTGATGCCCATATGGACGCTAATAAAACTAAATTTTTTCAAGGCTTACCGGGTCCTACTCTTATGGTAGTAGAGCATGGTACACCTCATATAGCAAGTTATAAAAATGCTACAGATCTTCTTTTACATCCGGCAAGTATAGGTAAAAAAGGAACGCAAGGTCCAAGACAAAGCAGAGACAATGATCCAGTACTAGCAAAACTAGCAAAGTATAATCAAAAAGATTCTGTATGGAAAAAGTTACTTTTAAATATGCATAAAGATATTCATAATAGAGGTGGCG